ATAAGCCAAACCTGCTACCATAGCAGGAAGAAATCTAGCAGGAATATCAGAAGTATTGTCCCCTTGAGAACCTGCATCCTGAACTCTTCTTAATCTCCAGTACCTAATAAAATCTCCATTGTATGTCGAGCTTGGCACAGGCCATAAATAAACAATAGGAGCATCTCTTTGCCGATCTATATAAATCTGAGTAGGTCTTGCTTCACTTAACTTAGATGGTATTTGAGAATAAGTAGTAGACGAAATACGGGCTAAATTAAAATCAGATTGATTCGAGTTCCCAGAATTACTTCTAAGAACATGATCAAGCAAATCAATAGTATCAGAAGGAAGAGGATAAGAAAATGTCCCGGCAACAAGAGTTACGGAACCCTCTTCGATAGTCCAAAGGTTAATACCTCTATTTGCCCACTCAAGACACATAAGATTAAGGCTACGCCTAGCTGTTTTAAGGTCATAACCTGACCTCATTTCTAAGCCAGCCCGTTCAAAAGACTCCTCACATATCTCATTAATATCAAGATTAAATGTTGCTGTATTACTTGTTGCCATCTAACAACCTTTATTAACTTATTTCACGTTGGCCTCTTTGCCTTCTTTGCCCCATTGATATAGGAGCGGCAGTTTGATTGCTATCTGACATAGCCTTAATCATTGACGCTCTTATTCTTGGATCTTGACTCATTTGTTTAAGATCTTCAACAATCCCACCACCTTGCATCTTCATAGGGCATTTTTTATTATTTTTATTCATAGCGTTTCCTTACAATAGTGATATTGATTACTTGTTGTTCATAGGTACTTTCTTGCCACTTGTTTGTTTACTCTTTCTTCCTGAACCTTTAACACCAACGTCATACTCCGCAACAACAGTAGTTTTAGGTTTTTTGCCTGATTTTCTATTTGTTGGATAACCTCGTCTTGAGTGGCGCAGGGGCCGAGGCCTCTCCAAACTGTTTATTTCATTGGCTACTTTTTCACCCTCAGATTTATCATCATCTGCATTCATGCCACGCATTTTTTCAGAAGCTTTTCTATATAATTGAGAAGCAGCACTTGCAGTCATTCCACCAGCAGCCATCTTCTGTACTTTACCACCCATTTCCATTTTTCCAACACCATCGTTGGCGTAAAAAGGAACGCTTTCTCCATTCCTATCTACCATTTTTAATTTACCACCATCTTTCATTTTCTTTACTTTGCCGCCATACATCATCTTCTTAGGTGGTCTACCAACCTTGCTTCCGTAAGTTCCTTTACCCATTGGCATATCAATTATCCTTCATAAAATATAGTTAAGCTTACTAAGTTTGTTTGCGTATACACAACATACGCTCCAACAGATCCAACAATACCACCATCAGGTATGTCTGGATAAACTGTATCATCTATATTGTTAGCATCAAACTTGTAGATCACCGAACCAGTTGCACCCGTAGTTCTTACTTCAACAGCACCACCTGTAGTATTTCCTACATACTGTAACCCACGAAGCCTCACACGATTAACTGTAACTTTTGCAGCCACAGCCGTTCCCGTTCCTGCTTCTACATCACCTGTAGTTGCACCAGAACACGCTATCTGTGTTATTGTTGTAAAGTAGCTAGTGCCTGTAGCAACACCAGCGTTAGCACCAGTGATTGCTTCTGTTTGGGCGTTACCTGCTTCATCGGTTCCTGTAACTGTAAACGTGTCGCCACGATCATCACCTGCACTCGTAATAATAACATTACGGGCATCATCTAAAGTGACAGACCCACCATCAGCTAAAGCTCCACCAATGGTTAAGTTTCCTGCTCCAGATAACGTAGCCGCAGCAGATATCCCATTATCATCGGATGCTCCTGGGGCTATGTATCGGGCTTGTACATCATTTCCTGACATATCTTACTCCTTTGTAAGCTGCTAAAATAATTATCCTACCGTAGCAACAGGAGTAGAAGCAGAAGATGAAGTCCAAATTTGTTTAGTACCGTTATCGGTTACGCATTCTATTCTGCACCGCCCACCAATTCCAGTACTAGCAACAAAGGTAAAGGTATCACCTGCGTTTGTAATCACAGGGTTAGCTGCTGTTCCTGCTGCTAATTGCTGTTGCCCTAAAAATGTACTACCCGTTGCTGTCGGAATAACAATAGTAGTTGTTTTACCAGAAGCAACTGCTGTGGTAACAACAAAGTCAAAGAACGCACCTGCGTTCGCACCCGAAGCCGCAGGAAGATTAACAATATTATCTAGTGTTCCGTGAATGTTAACAATAGTGCCTGATTGGGCTATGGTTAAAGCAGCCGTAATAGCTCCTGCCGCTTCCCATCTTGTGTCAATCGGTCTACGACCAGCAATAGTAGAAGAGGTTGCGATTGCTCCTGTACTGGTGATATCACCGACTTTGTCGATGTTACCGCTAGAGTCTAATTCAAAATTAGTTGTTTCTGTGCCAGTTCCTGCTGCTTCTACTACGCCTGTAAAACCGCCAAGTGAACGGACTGGTCCGCTGAAAGTTGTTTTAGCCATGTGAATCTCCTGTCGTGGCTAGTGTCAGTCACCCAATGCGACTGTCAGGATATTAGTTTTTATATAATATATTAAAAAAGGGAGGCTGTGAAGCCCCCCTTTTAAAAAAGCCCTGATCAAGAAGAACCAGGTGAGCCATAAATACCAAGAGGATCAGATACGCCAAAGCTGTACCTTTCTCTTGCTTTATAACGAACATTTCCAGTATCAAAATCTCCATCCATAGATGTTTCAAGTGGTGTACGGGAAAAGTATTTCATTCCATTAGGAATATCAGTTGTTAAGAACCAAGCATTTGCATCAGTCAAATAATGATTCACTGCATATCCACCGGGAATTGTGCCGTTATTATTAATGGCACTAATGTCATTGTCAGCAGTATTAGTACGAAGAGTTGTATCTAATATGCGTGTTGCAACAAACATTAAATCCGCAGGAACAATAAGCTTCTGTGGTCGAGCAGCGATCAAAAGACCTCTCTCGTCTACATATGCTGCGATTGAAATAACAGCCGCTTCAAGACTTGTTTCATTCAAATCAGCACCAGCAGCAGGTCTGTTGGCATTTACGCCACCTTGTACTGTTGGATGATTTGCATTAAACAATGTCACACCATCGCCACTTTGGTAAGTGTCGAATCCTGTGTTAAGTAAAGACGCTGCTTTAGTTTGCTTTGTATAAGCCATAGCTCTTGCAAGTGCTTTTGTATAACGAGCAGAAAGAGAATCATAAAGATTATCTTCCATTGCTTCTTCCGTAATAGAAAAACCTGTTGCAATAGTTTCGTGATTATACCTAGCTGTAAAACTTTCTTGTGCTGTATCATAAGCAATACTTGCACCCTCTTGTTTTACTGGAGCCGCACCAAATCCTGATAGTTTCACTTCTTCTTCAAATGAACGATCAGATGATTCTGTCTCATATATTTCTGCGTGTTCGTCTTCGTACTTATCGTACTCCAAACCAAACAATGCATTAAGACCCGGTATTAGCTCCTTGAGGAGTTGTGAGCGTGAAATAGCCATAGTTCAATTCTCCTCTAAGCTGCACTTGGTGCTGCGGCAGTAGACCCAGCAGCAATAAGTGAAAGTTGATGACCAGCGTTAAAACGAGCTACCATAATTGGGAAAGCCGTTCCATACTCATCTCCGTTATAACCACCAAGCCAATCTACAATACGCAAAGGTAATGTAGCAGTTGTTGCGGCTGTGCTTATGTCTAAAGAAACACGAGAAATGCTAAGATCAGCATTTGAGGCTCCCTGAACAAGAGCAGCATTCGCTGCGAGGTCATCATTGTTTACAGTAGAATCTGCTTGAATAGCAAATAAAGCTGTTGGATCATCAACCACAAAAGCCATACCTTCAGTGTTAGCAGCACCTGACCACTGTTGACTGAAAGTTAATTGTTTTGAATTGAGATCAATGAATTGACATCCAAGAAAAATACCGATTGGCGTAGCTGTTGTTGTGCCAGTATCTTTTTGAATGGTTGTTGTTGCACCTGCATCAGTAAGTTTTACAACATCACCATAGCAGATACGAGTAGATTCCGAAGAAAGGATTGGGTAAGCACGAGTTTCAATCGTACCGCCTCCAAGCCTTCCAATCGGACGTAGCCCAAAAGGGGCAGCAGTTGCAGTCATAGCAACCTCCTAATTGTCGAGTTAAAATAAAAATCCTAAAAATTTATCTTTTAGGACCACCTTTTCCAAAGGAAACACGACTGTCACTTTCCGTAAATAGTGGCATTCTTGAATCACTTTGCTTCATAAAGTTTTGATCGACACCTTCCATTTGGGTAGCTGCTTTTGATCTATGAAATTCATCTCTTTGATCCATAAGCTCTTTCGTTGTACGACAAAGAAGTAATCCACCAACTTCGATGTTGCCAGAAAACTGTGAGTTTATATCACTTTGGAGCATTAATTCAGGATGATCTTCTGCTTTCACAGGCTCCCATCCCTCACGAAATCTCATAGAAGCATTTCTATTATCGGCATTACCCATAGTAGCTGTTCTTACCCACCTGAAAACATACCCATCAACCGGGTTTGGAGTAGGTAGAATAGATGGAGGTGTCCATTCTTTTTTGCGCTCAACACTCTCACGAGTGGAGGCGGTTCTATCAGTACGCTCTTTAGGCATTTGCTTGTTCCTTTATCATTTGATTAGCATATTGTTCATTTGTTATACCCAAGCGTTTGGCAAGCTGGACTTGTGTTTTAGTAAGCTTGATATTGCGTGTAGCTTTTGAGTTTCCTCTTTTTGTTGAGGCTACTACGGATGCAGCTTTCTTTGCTGTTTTGACAGGTTCATCTTCTGTATCTTCACTGATTTCAAAAAAATCAGGAAAAACTTCTCTGAGTCTTCCGTCAATACGTTCATAATATTCATTAGAGCGAGGATCTATATTCTCGGAACGAATTAACTTTTCATGGAGTCCGTAAGCAAATGAAGTCATTTCTTCATTACCTTCAGCTTGAAACCAAGTGTTGTTCTTTAACCATGTTGCTGCTTTCGCATCCACTTGAGGTGTTTGAGGAGCAGTATTGTTTTGTGGAATGTTTTGTTGTGGGACAGGCTGTTGTTTTTGAACACCTAACTCATTTAATTTTCTTTCTTCGTATGTTGAATCAGCAAGTTTCTTTTGTGCTGTTAACATTTTACCAGAATCACCTTCATCATAAGCATCCCGATATTCTTTTTCTATAGCAATTAAATCGCTTGCTATCTTCTTTTTGCTGACATCCTGAAGAACATTGTTCCCCTCATGCAGTAATTTTTTTAATCTTTCGTTTTCTTGTTTTTGGTTATTAGCAAATTGTATTGCTTCTTCTTTCATTCTTTCAGCAGACTCTTTAGCCCTACGCTGATCATGATAATCAAACTTTAATTTTTTAATTCTGCTTTGTACTTTTTTACCGTAATTTCCTACCTCATCTTCATCTTCAGAATCTT